TTCAGATAGCCATGGATGCAGATATTAAGAAATCTCAAGAAGGTAAAGATAAAGATGGTAATCAAACTAATGGTGCAACCAAAGCTGCATTAGCTCTCGAAAATACTACTCAAGCAGTACGTGCAGGTCTAACAACAGGTTTGTTAGAACCATTAAACAAAGAAGTTGGTCCTAAGTTAAAAACATTTGCAGACAATGTAGATGCAATGAATAAAAACTTTGGAGGCAGCGGCAAAGAAACTAGTAAAGCTGTTGAAGATGCCACAAAGAAAGGATATGAACAGGCTAAAAATCCTTCTAAACTAGACGAAAGGACAGCAGGACCCGGCGGTGTCCTAGCAATACCAGCAGCCATAGGCGGCCTTGGCGCTGGAATGGGTAAATTAACAAACACAGGAATTGATAAAGTAAATGAATTAATGACTCCGGCTAAAGAACCTGCAGGCAAACCAGGTGAAACAGCACAATCACAAGCTGCCGCAAATTTACCAAGACGTCAAGGCGGTTCACTAGATATGACTGGTGGCATGTTTGAAAACTGGGGTAAAGGTACTATGGTAGAGCTACACGGTATGGAAGGTGTTATGCGACCACAAGACATTGAAAAAATTGTCGAAACTTCGTTAGGCGGAGCTAAAAAAACTTTAAGTTCTGCAGGCGACATTGGCAAATCTATAAGCAATATGCCGATGCCTAAATTTGAAATGCCTAAATTTGAAATGCCTAAGATGCCTAAGATGGAAATGCCTAAGATGCCTAAGATGGAAATGCCTAATCTAACTGCTGGTGGCGGAATTGGTGGAGGCATGGGAGGTCTTGATTTAAGTAGCATAACTAAAAATCTTAATACATCTTTTAGCAGTTTAACATCTGGTATTAAATTGCCAGACATAAAAGATCTCAACACATCTTTTAGCAAGTTAACATCTGGTATTAAATTGCCAGACATAAAAGATTTATCAATGCCTTTTAGTAATGCATTTAAAGATTTTAATCTAAGTTTCAGTTCAATAACCAAAGACGGTGCAGAAAAAATTGCAAAGACTACTATTCCTAAAGAACCGTTTGATGAGTTTGGCAGCAACTTTGATCAAGTAGTTGCTAAGATGGCTGCTGATGTATCTAAAGCAATGCCATTAGATGCAATGGATCAAAATGCTGCGGCATTAGAGTATGCGTCGAAACGCAGAGAAGAATTAGAAAGCCTAATGACTGACGGTCAAGAAAGAAGTAGTGCCGAATGGGATGAAATTCTTGATGAGGCTGAACAATTAGACGGACAGATTGAAAAATTAGCAACCAAGCAGTTAGAATCAATGACCAACTACGGTGACAGTTGGGATGAATCTGACAACATGATGGATAAAATCAATAGTGATATTGTAGAAGCTGTTGGCGGATCTAAATCTAAAATTGCACAAGATAAAATTGATGCTGCCATTGAAGAAAAGAAAAAAGCAAATGAAACTATAGCGTTTATGCTTAACAATATTGCAGACGAGGACTGGGACGATGAAGCTCAAGCCGCATGGGACGAGGCAATTGATCGTAGAGATGCTGCAAAAGAAAAATTAGACAAAGTTATTGAAGAATCAATTGGTGATTTAGCAGAAGGATTTGACGAGTTTGGCGACGGATGGAATAATTCTGTTGATAAAATTACAGCTGACATAGCTGACAACTTACCAGTAGATAACGAGTTTGGAGATTATGACGGAGCAGTAGCAAGAAACAAAGAAGATGATGAAGCTAAATCAGAACTTGCAAGAGAAAGCAAACGCGGAGCAATGAAAGATGTAGTAGCAGGGTCTAGCCCAACTGCTACACAAAGTCGTGGTATTACTATGGACAGCTTTACTCTAGGACCAAACGGAATGCCTATTGCCAAACCAAAGTCTACTGCGGCAGCAACGCCTGATAAACCAGCAGAAAAACAAGCAAGTCCTGGTAAAAAGATTAATCCAGAAACTGGAGAAGAGTATACTCCAGTAGGAGATGCTAAACCTGGAGATAAGAAAACGGCTGCTGCCGGAGGAGATAGTAAAGCAGCTACTCTAGATGATGTTGTTAAGAGCTTAAATGCGTTAAATACTAAGATGGGTCAACTGATTTCTGTTAATGAAGATGGCCATAAGGCCTCAGCCAAAGCTGCTAAAAGCGGTAGCAATAACTTATACGCGAGATCATAAATGAGTTGGAAAAAATACTTTACACCTGTTGCAGTTGATGCTACTCCTGGAACTTACAGTCCAATTGGAAATGGATCGTCACGTCCAGGCCCGGCCCGCTCAAATTATTCTAGTTATTTGCCAGATGTTTACACTGGAGCTCCTAATCGTATTGATCGTTATTTGCAATATGATACAATGGATATGGACAGCGAAGTTAATGCGGCCCTAGACATTATTGCAGAATTCTGTTCACAAAAGAACAAAGAAAATCATACACCGTTTAATCTATTCTATAGAAATAAAGCAACTAATAGTGAAATTGCTATCCTTCGAGAGTACCTACAGCAGTGGTGCAAACTACAAAAATTTGAAACTAGAATCTTTAGAATTGTACGAAACGTATTCAAATACGGTGATGCATTCTTTGTTCGTGATCCTGAAACAAAGAAGTGGAGTTATGTAGATCCCGGTAATATAACTAAGATAATTGTTAATGAAAGCGACGGAAAGAAACCAGAACAATATGTTATACGTGACTTAAATCCTAACTTTCAAAATCTAGTAGTCACTACAATTCAACCAAATACTACTAATACTAACAATCGCGGAACAGCATTTATATCAGGCGGCGCAGCCGCTAGAGGTATGGCTGGTGCATATCCTGCAAGCAACGGCACACGCTTTAGCAACAATCAAAATGAAGTGTCTATTGACGCAAAACATGTAGTACATCTAAGTCTATCGGAAGGATTAGATAATAATTTTCCGTTTGGTAATAGCTTGTTAGAAAGTATTTTTAAAGTATACAAACAAAAAGAATTGCTTGAAGATGCTATTTTAATCTATCGTATACAACGTGCTCCGGAACGTAGAATCTTCTATATTGACGTGGGAAATATGCCAAGTCACTTGGCTATGAGCTTCGTTGAGCGTGTTAAAAACGAAATTCATCAACGTAGAATGCCTAGTGCTACAGGTGGCGGTCAGACTGTTATTGACAGTGCTTACAATCCTTTATCAATTAACGAAGACTACTTCTTTCCTCAGACAGCAGAAGGTCGTGGTAGTAAAGTTGAAACATTACCAGGCGGTACTAATCTAGGCGAGATTGATGATTTAAAGTACTTTACTAACAAGTTATTTCGTGGTTTAAGAATTCCAAGTAGCTATCTGCCTACAGGTGCAGATGATAGTCAAGCGCAGTATAACGACGGGCGGGTTGGCACAGCATATATTCAAGAACTACGTTTTAACAACTACTGCCAACGTTTACAAAGTCTGATGCAAGACGTGCTTGATCAAGAATTTAAGCTATATTTGTACGATCGTGGTGTTAATATTGACTCAAGTTTGTTTGAATTACAATTCCAACCACCACAAAACTTTGCTACATATCGTCAAGCAGAATTAGATGGACAACGTGTGCCTCAGTTCCAAACTATGAGTCAAGTTCCATTTATGAGTAAACGTTTTGCAATGAAACGTTTCTTAGGAATGACCGACGAAGAGATGGCAGAAAACGAACGTTTATGGGCAGAAGAAAATGGCAAAGGTAAAGCTATTCCTACTGACAGTAGCGGAGAACTACGTGGAGCAGGCATTAGTCAAGCTGGTATTGAAAGTGACCTGAGTGACCTGAGTGATGAAACTGTACCACCGGAAGAAGGAGCAATGCCCGGCGCTGCACCAGGAGCCGATGGCGCAGGAGCCGCTCCTACAGCAACGCCACCGGCTGCATAAATACTACTATGATACTTAGAGAATTATTTTATGCGGATAAAGATATGAAAGCAATATCTAACGATTTGCAATACTCTCCAGCACACGATGATTCTGGTATGCATCGTGGTGATACACGTAAAACTAGACTATCATTAAGACAGATTAATGAACTACGAAAAGCAAGCGAAGCACACATTTTAGAACAAGAAAAAGATTTAGAACTAGTTAGTTCAATGTATGCTACACCGGCAGCACCTGCCGCGTAATAAATAACCTATCGGGTATTTTATTAAAAATACCTGAAAAAACCACCATTATACCCTTAATATTACAATTAAGTGTAAATATATTTGACAGCCTTGCAATACAACATATAGGAGATAAACATGACTGATCGATCAAAGTTCGAGCAGATGCTAGAGCATCTTGTTAATGAAGAGAGTGACAAAGCCAAAGAGCTTTTCCATCAACTAGTAGTTGAAAAATCCCGCGAAATCTATGAAACTATTCTTTCTGAAGACTTCACAACAGAAGCTGAAGAAGACGAAGAAATGGACGAGTCTGCTGAAGAAGAAGACGAAGCAATGGACGAATCTACGGAAGAAGACGAAGAAGATCTTGATGAGAATTTTGGCTTTGCTGAAGGCGGAGATGAAGAAGATTCAGGCGATATCGGCGGCGACGCTGGTGACGATATGATTGACGACATTGACGCAGGCGGTGATGAAGGTGACGAAGAAGGCATGGGTGGAGAAGGCGATATTGAAGATCGCGTTATGGACCTAGAAGATGCACTTGACGACCTACGTGCCGAATTTGAAGCATTAATGGGCGACGAAGCCGGTGAAGGACACAACGACATGGGCGGTGACGACATGGGCGGAATGGACGACATGGGCGGTGAAGAAGAATTAGAAGA